TGAGGCTCATGCCACCACCTCAACGCGCAGCTTGCCAATGGCCGTGTAATGCTCGGTGTTGATTTTGACCGCGATCACATCGCCAACCGCAAGGCCTCGGGCCTCGACGCTGATTACGCCATGCCCATTTGCATCCGTGGTAACGCGGCGGCGCGGCAAATAACCGGCATCGGCCTCCAGCTTGAAGGTTGCGGACCGCATGACTGTGCTGCCGTCCGAGGTCCAGACCAGCTGGAACGGCACATCAACCCGACCATCTGGCGCGACCGTGACCACCTCAGTTGTGACTGCGTGGAAGTAGAATTGCTTGAACCAGATGCCATCCTTTGGAATGGTTGCATCATCAATCCGCCCGGCAATCACCGTGCCGTTCAACAAGATCGGGTCGGTCTGACACAGCACCTCAATGCGGGCCTGATCAAAGGGCACCTCAAAGGGCAAAAAGACCACCAGCGCATTGGCAATGCCCTCACGGGCCCGATGCCGGAACGACAAATCGATCTTTTCGCGGGCCGATTGCGCAAAGCGGTTGCGCCAGGACAGCGGCTTGCCGCCCTGACCGACCGCGATATCCAGCAAGGAATAATCGACGATCTCATCAACGCCGTTCATGCCATCGGTAAAGATGTAGGACCGCCCCTTGTAGATTGCCCCGGCGTCCGTGCCCGGCAGATCAGGGATCAGGGTTTCATTATGCCATAGATCCACAAAGCCCGCCTTGTTGCCCAACGCAGGCGGCACCTCGAGGAGTGCCTTTAAATCCGCCCACGCCATGACACCAGCCATGCCAGTGCCGGATCCTGCGGGCACGCGTTCAAAAACAGCAATCCCCGCATAATCGGGCTTGATGTCGACTGCATAATGCAGCGGCCCACCGCAATTGGTGATGGCAAAGAGTCCGATCTCGATCACGGTGCATTCCTTTTCAGCTGTTCGACCTCTACCGCGAGGTCCTTGATGGCCTCGACCAACAGGCCGATGAGATTTCCATACGCGAGGCGCAACACGCCCTCGGCCTCGACCACGGCTTCCGGGGCCACGCGCTGCACATCTTGCGCAATCAACCCCATCTGCCGTCTGTCCGAGCCCCGCATTTGGAAGGTCACGCCGGTGAGCCTGTGCAATTTGCCAAGTGCATCCGGGATCGGGGTGATTTCAGATTTGAGCCGCAGATCGGAGGTGGTGACAAAATCGGGTGCAATCACGGCGCCGGTGAAGCTTGCCCCCGTCAGTTGCGCAAAAGCGCTGGCTTGGATCCCGTCGAGAAGATCAGCGTTCAGGCCCGATCCGGGTCCATCTTGGGCCAGCACCTTGGCAAAGAGCTCGGCGTCGCTGAGCGCTGCGGTTGTCACATCGACGATGCTCTCCACCCCGCTTGTGCTTTTCTTGAGATAGAGCTTTCCATCGGTCACGTTTACCGCCAACTCACCTGCAACCAGCTGCGCTGTCGTTGGCACGCGCCCTGCCACCGTGGTGCGTTTGACCAAGAGCGTGTTGGCCATGATCAGAACGTGCCCCCGTCCAGCGCGATGCCATTGATCGTACCGCCGGTGATGGCGATAGCGTTTGCGGCTTGCGTGGCCATACTGCCAAGCCCGAGGTTTGCGCGCGACGTCGTCTTATTGGGCAGGTCTGCGAGGTTTGACGCGGCAGCGAGCTTGCCTGCCAGCGCGTTGGTCACGGTGGCCGCAAAATTGGGATCATCGCCCAAAGACGCTGCCAACTCGTTGAGTGTGTCCAAAGCACCCGGAGCCGCATCAATCAGCGCTCCGATGGCCGCCGCGACAAACCCTGTCGTCGCCAGCTGCGCGGTGTTGGTGCCAGAGGCAGCGGTTGGTGCTGTGGGTGTGCCGGTCAGGCCCGGCGAGGCAAGCGGGGCTTTGGCATCAAGCGCTGCCTGAAGACTGGTCACCTGCGAGATCGGATGGCTGTGGGTGGCAGGCGTAAAGCTGGTGGGCTTGCCGGTAACGCCCGCCCAAGGCACAGCGTCGGCCAGTTCGGCCGCATCGACCTTGCCATTGCTGTTGGTGTCATAGGTTGTGGCCAGCATATCGCCGGGACCAAAGGCGACGATGGCCTGCTGCACAAAGGCAGTGGTTGCGAGCTGGGGTGTGCTGGTTCCTGTTGTGGCGGTGGGTGCGATGGGCACACCCGTCAGGGCAGGCGATGCCAAGGGCGCTTTGGCGTCCAGCGCTCCTTGCAGCCCGTCCACGTTGGCAATGATGTGGTTGTGGCTGTCATCGACCACGGCCGCCGTGAGGGTCACATTGGCCGCGCCATCAAAGCTGATCGCGCCCGAGAGATCGCCAGCCAGTGCAATTGTCCGCGCCGTCGCGAGTTTGCTTGCCGATACGGCATTGGCCGATGCGCCGAGTTTGCCGTCGAGCGCAGCCTGCAAGCCCGTCACATCGCCAATAATGTGGCCATGCGCAGCTTCGGCTTTGGCGGCAAGCCCCGCATCAAATTGTGATTTGCGCACCAGGTCCGTCGCACCACTGGCGTCTTGGGCGGACTTTGGAACGAGGGTGAAGGTTTTTGCACCAGCCACCGTCTGCGCACCGGTCAAGGCAACGAAAGACCCCGCACCCGCAAGGGCCGCGATGGTGGTCGCATTGCCGGTGCCATCGTCCCCCTTGCCAACATAAAGCGTATCATCTACCTCGTTATGGGCAAGCTCGCCCGATTTAAGCGCTGCAGGCGCGCCTGCCACGCCGGAGCCGCGGCGCTTGAGCTGGATCGTATTGGCCATCAGAAAAATCCTCCGTTGATGGGCGCGTCGGTGGGCAGAATGGTCACGCCAGGGTCACCCTGATTGCCTTGCGCGCCTTGGGGTCCGCGCAAACCGTCTGGCCCGGGCAGACCCAGCAGGCGGACAGACACCGGCGCTGTGGCCAAGCGCAGGGTGATCGGCGATAGGGCAGAGACGCGAATACGAATAGGTCCGGTCTGGAGCCGGAGATCGAGCGCGGCTGTCATGGCGTCAAAGTCCCCGTGTCACCGGTTGCTGAACCGGGATTTCCAGCGAGAAGCCAAGCGGGCGCTCCGGGGTGAGATCAATGCGGACAAAATCCACAACCACGCTGCCGGGAATGAGGGCAGCCGTCACATCCGCTGCCACCACAATCTCGAGGGTGTAATCATCGATGCGTATGAGGCTGCCGGTTGCGCTCAAAAGGGTGGCAATCACCTCCAGCGCTGCCAAACGCATCCGCATTTGGCCTGCCAAGACGCACGCCTCCGGAAACAGTGCGGTATCTGCTTGCAGCTGCAGCCGGTATTCATAGCCAATTAGAATGACTGGACCTTCCAGCGTGGAGACCCCGCCTGTCGACAGCCCCGTCATGGCCGCCACCCGCAAAGCTGCGCGCCGGTTTCATTATGGGTCAGGATTTGGAGTGCAGTGCCATCCGTCAGCTGATCTTCGCGCGAGGGCGTGATTGGCTCGGCCCAATCGCAATCGGCGGGGGCGCGCAGATCAATCCCGCATCCAGCGAGCAAGACGGCGCTTGCGCTCAGCGTCAGGCAAAACCTCAAGCTCATGGCGGATGTCCTTTGCAATGGTGAGAGAGCGAATGCGGGCTTCTGCCTGTTTGACAGCAAGATGCGCGCGCGCTTCCGCCCGACCTCGGGTGAAGGCAATCCAAAGGGCGGAGATCGCAATCGCCACTAGCGCCAGACCCAAGCGCAGCCGGGTCCCCAAACGGAGCAGTGTGCCTAGGATCATGGCGTTTTCCCCAACCGGTGATCCTCGATCCGAGCGGCACGGGATTTAATCGCAAAGACGATGATAGCGAGGAAGAGCACGGCGCCCAGTAGGGGGAGGACCGTGGCTGCATGCGCCCCAAGCCCGACCAGATCCAACACCCGGGTCGCAAGGTCGCGCCCATCTTCGGCTTGTGTGATCAGAGGCGCCAGATCAGTCAGCGCAATCCCTGCTGATCCGGCAGCACCAAGCGCAATCTGCGCATTGGCGGCGGTAACAATGCGCGAGGCGGCGGGCTGCCCGAGGGCGCGCTCAAGAGTGACCGCGCGCGGCTTTGCGGTCTCCAAGGCAGCGATAAAGGCGGCGTCAATCACCGGCTCCAGCGGCAGGCCGTGGTCAGCGCGAAAGGCCAGAACAGCGCCCCTTGTGCGACTGCCCATCACACCATCAACCGCGCCCACTTCATGATAGCCAAGATCGCGCAACATCGATTGCACCGCCTTGATCGGGGGCGGATGCCGTGATCCGGAAGCTGGCGCGCGGCGAAGACCGATCAGTTTCGAGACCGGATAGCGCTGCACGCTGACTGCATCGCCCTGATTGCCGCCCAAGGCAAACATCCACTTGCCCTCAACGCGGTCGACGAAAAAGACATGGCCCTGCCAGGCCGAGGTGCCGCGCGGGATGACGCCAATATCACCCGGACGCACTGCGGCGAGATCCACAGCCTCACCCCAGTCCAAATAGGAGCGCGCGGTCAGTTTGCGGGTAGAGGGGATTCCAGCCTTCTCAAGGCAATGCCCCACAAAGGCTGCGCACCAAGCCACGTCGTCATGCTCGACCCAATCTTGGCCGATGGTGGCGTACATCTCAATGATCTTGGGGTTGTTTGCGGCCCCCGGGCCTTCGGTGGTGCCGATGTAGCTTCGGGCGATTTCAAAAGCGGTCATGTCTTTGTCCCATGCAAAAGGAAACACCGCCCGAGGTTGGGCGGCGCTTGGCGGTGTGATTGTTGTTGGAGCAGCTTGGAATCTGCGCCACTGGGATGGACGCAGCACAGCTGAAGGCTGAGACCCCGCCCGCCCCGTGCGTTACTTCTTGCGGCCCAGCCAGGACGCAAGCAGCGCCTCAGCCCCGCGGGGCCCAAGATAGGCGAGGGTTGCCACAAAGCCTGTCGAGACCGGTTGCGCGAGGCCGATGTAATTCGCCGCAGCCTCGCCGATCAGCGCCATGCCAACGGCGACGGGGATTTCCCACAGGAGCTCCTTGCCAAAAAAGCGGCGCCGGCCAAGTTTCACCTCGCCTGAATGCCACATCAGCCGTCCGGTCAGCGCACCAATCAGGGTGGTGACAGCGCCACCAAACATGGAATTGATCAGATCAATAAATCCACCGTCAAACCCACCATCATTCATCGGCGTGTCTCCTCTAATGCCGCAACACGCGCGGTCAGTTCCTTGACGGCCTCGATGAGAAGGCCTGTGATATTGCCATAAGCGACAGACAATTGCCCTGCCTGGTTTGCCCGCACGACCTCAGGCAGAACCGTTTCCACCTCTTGCGCCACCACGCCGATCTGGCGGGTTCCATCCATGGTGAAGCGCACGCCGCGCAGAGCGCAAACCAGTGCCAGCGCATCCGCGATGGTCTCAATGTCAGATTTCAGGCGCGCATCTGACGAGGACACGAAGTTTGGCGCTGTCACCACCCCGGTGAAGGTTGCCCCCGTAAGCGCCGCCTTGTTTGCAATCGTGGCGTCATAATCCACCGCAGCTTTGGTCGCCATTGTGCCAAGCCCGAGGTTTCCCCGCGCCAGGGCCGTATTTGCCAACCCTGCCAAATTGCCCGCAGCATCCAAAAGTGCGTCCCAGCCTGTGTTCGTCGCATTGCGCCGCCGCAGCACCGGCGGCGAGGCAGAAGTGTCGACCCAGAGCATGCCCGCAATTGCTGCGGTCGGTGCCGTCGCCCCGGCACTGGTGGATTGTAAGGCGGCGATCACCTCGTTGATCCGGGCGCGAACAGCGGCTCCGGCATCATTGGTGATTGCAAAACTCGATGTCTGGGGCATTCTCAGGCGACCTCATCGGCATAAAGCCGCAGTTGGGAAACGATGGGCGTGTAGGACGCATCCTTGGTGGAGAGATAGGCCCGGGCCTCAACAGCGCGGGCTTCGATTTCATGGTTGTCGAGACGACCCCAAGGCCCCCAGGCGGGGCTGCTGTTTGGGTCGTCATCGGTCTCGCGGATCTCGAACAGCACGTCGATTTCAGCACCAGCCGCGCCGTCAAAGTCGGCCCATGTGTCCATGAGTGCTGTGCGCGCATCGATCCGGTCGTTCAGCGCTAGAGCCGCAACGCCGATCTCTGAGCGCAGGCGCACGCGTTTGACGGCCCCAAGATCGAGCCCGGCGGCAAAACCGTATTGCCCCTCCATTGCCGTGACCTGTGTGACGCCGCCAGTTGTTGCGGTCGTCAATGTCAGGTTTGAACCCGTAACCTGCAGACCCGTCTTTGCGCCCACGAACCCCGGATCGGCCTGCAGATAGGCCAAGGTTGAGAACGCCAGCACTTGTGCGCCCTTGGTGGACACGCGAGTTTCCGGTCCGGCTCTGCCGCCACTGTCCTCTGCCCTGATCAGGTACGTCCCGGGCTTCAGCGGCACCACGGCAATGGCCTCGCCGCCGCCGACCCGGTCCATCGAATAGCTGTCCGACCAAGTCGCCGTGACTTCTTTCGAATGCCGGATCACGATATTGCCGCCAACCCGCACATCAGGATCAACGGACCTGGCCCATTTCAGGATGGCAAGACCACCGGCAGTTTGCAGCGTCACGCTGTCCAGCCCGGCTGGGGGTGCTGTCAGGCCCAGAATTTCGACTGAAGCGCCTTGCCAGATCGACGACACGCCCAGCACCGAGATCGCTTTCACCCGGAATTGCCACGCCCCCGGCGCAATATCGCGGATCTCAAGGCTGGTGCCATCGGTGCGCCCGTAATCCAGCCAATCACCGCCTACACTCTGCCGTGCCTGCAATTGATAGCCTGCGACAAAGCCCGAAGGGGCGGCCTCCCAGGCAACGCGCGCCAGAACCTTCAATCCGCCACCATCACGGGTGATGTAAAGATCCTCTGTGACCGTGGGCGGCCCCGGCGCTGGAACATCATAGGCATTCGGCAGCGCCGTGCGCGGAGCGGCCGCATATATCTGTGCCTCGCTTGCAGCCCAGTCGTAAACCCGCGGCGAGGTTTCGCGCAGGACCAGTTCTGGCAGCAGCAGTGCCGCATCACCAGAGGCCGCAAGATCAAGACTGACACCCTGCACCTCAAACGGCTTGGCAGCAAAGCCCCAACGGGCGTAGGACAGCGTGACCACATCACCGACTGTGGCCGCCCAAGCCGACAGTTTGCCCGACAGCCGCACCGTCATCTGACGCCGCGCGCGTTCCAGCTCGATCTTGGCCAGTCGCTGTGCCATCGCAGCAGAGATGGTAAAAGGCAGCGAGATATCGCGCCATTTCTGCTCGCCGCCGTCCTCCGCCAAATAGACCGCACTGGCATAGGCCGGAAAGTCGTCGGGCTGCCAGTCATTCTCTGGGGAAACGAACTGTCCGCGCACCCCGTTGAAGTTTGACCACATCGTCATGCGCGTGGCCAAGGTCAGACCGGCCTCGCGAACATGATCTGCAGTCAGCGCCACGGACGGTGCGCGCCACGCCCCTGCGTGAATGCGCCAAGACCCGCCCGAGAAAGCGCAGCGTCCGGCGAAGGATGTCAGCAACCCCTCGATAATGGTTTTGGGAACCTCGGAGAGCGTAATGACACCGTTGCAGGCATAGCGCGGCTCAGACCCACCCCCTGCGAGTGCCACCGGCTCGTCGCAGATATTGGCCGCCTCAATCAGGGCCATCTCATCAATGCCGTCCAGTTGCTCGATCCGTGCGCCAATGCCCCATGTGGTGTTTGCCATATAATCGGCCAAGCAAAGCGCGGGGTTTTCTGAATAAACAGACGCTTGGATGCGCGGATCCCAAATGTCATTCTTGCCCTCAAGATCCACTGTGATGTTTGGAATGCCGCCCGGGTAGGCATCCTGATCATAGGTCAGCCGCAGATGGATGGCAGCGCAGCCCCTAAGGCGGTGGTTCTCGGTCCATTTGTCGGGCAGGGCCGCTTTCAAACCAGCGAAGGCGGTCTGGTTGGCATCGCCGAGCTTCTTCTCGACGCTGACTTTGCCGGCCCAGCGACCTTGAGCAGTACCGTCAGCATTCAGCGCGACCTCGCCTTCAAAATAAACCGCGCCGATGGAGTTCACCCGGTTCGTGGCCAGCACGATCACCAAATCAAGGACTGCGTTGTCAGATCCCGAGGAATGCAGGAATACGATGACCCCGCCCTTGCGGTTGCGGCCGTACACCAGATCGCGCGGCACCACGGGCTCGCGGATGGTTACCGTGCGGTTTTGCAGCGTCGTCTGCGGCTTTGGCATCAAAGCCTGTGCCGCATAAGACAACAGCAGCGTACCGCCGATCCGGATCAGGGCCGCCCCAATACCACCTGCGGCCAATACCCCACTGATCGCCCCCGCTACGGCGACGACGGCTGAGACGATGAAGGGCATGGGGGTTGTCCCGAGTTAAGTTGGCCAGGCAAGTCGGCAAGAAGTTAAAGCTGCAAAAGAAAGCCCCTCTGGCGTGATGCCAACGGCTGTGGCGCCAATCACCACGCCAAAACCAAGGCCTGTGTCGGCCAGCACAATGTCACCCCGCTGGGCCAGCAGCGGTGTCTCGCGCGGCGCACCGAGCAGTGCGAGCCCCAAGTCTTCCAGCGAGGCCCAGCCAAGACGGCGCATGACGCGCGCGCTGCCAAGCGCAGTGCTGTAGCGTCCGCGCCAGAGCGCGGCCACATCCTCACCGTCCGTGAGCAGGCTTCGGATCCCAAAAGCAAATGTTGCGCAGTCGTGAACACCCCAAACGAAGGGTTTTACACGTGCGACGTCGATTGCCTCTGTGAGGTGGCGTTCCCAATTGTCGATGCGAGCCATGGTCTATCCTCGTCCCCAGGTAATCTCGCGGTCTTGAATGGCGGTGACATATTCAAAGCCAAGATCGCCTGGATACAGCACCTGCTGGCTTTCATGGGTATAACGCCAGGTCCGCGCCACGGTCAGGTCAATCAACCGGCTCTCGTAACTGATGGTAATCGTGCAGCTGTCAGCATCATCCTTGATTTCTGGCACATCAAGACGGCCCGAGAAGGCCTGCACCGGGTCGGCGATAACCTGACCTGTTTCAGACAAAAGCCCAAGCCAGATCCGGCCCGGCAAACCCTGACGCGCTTCCTCAATGGCCATTTGAACCAAATCAAGCGGTACGCCAGACAACGAGACCGCCGTGCCGCCCGCCACGACCTCGCCGGTTTCATCAAGAGAACCGATGCCCAGAAGCGACCCCGCGCCAGCCCAAGTTTGGCCGTTCCAGCCGATCTCGCCCAGCCCCGACCAAATCCGCACCCAGCCCGTTGCAAATTGGCCCTCAAAAAAGATAACCGGGCGAAGGTGTTGCTCTGCCAGTGCCGCAGCAAAAGCGGCGGTTACATCTCGGCTCATGTCAAATGTCCTCCTTCCTTGTAATTGGCGGTTACATCCCAGCTCATGTCAGATTTCCTCGCAGTTCAAAGCGCCTCTCGGGCTGAGATTGTAAACCGATGTTGATCCGCCCGGCCAATGACCGTCGGCACCGGCGCCGTTAGCCGAAGAAGAACGGACGGGGCATTCAGGCCAATCGGCGTGCCAACCTGAACAACAGCGCGCAAGGACGGCACAAACGCCAGTTCCGCCTCGCTGCCAACCGGCGTCACATCCGCCGTCAGTTGATAAAGCCGTGTCGTCGCGTCCAATCCCAACTGGAAAAAATCCCCCGCGCGCAGGCCAAGTCCCCAGCCTGCGGTGCGCAGACTCAAAGTACCCGCCGCCTGCGTCTCGGTAACATAAGGATTACCCGCCCCCGCCAGTACTTCGATCGTTGGGTCGGGAAACAAGAACCGGCCCCGCAAACCACCCAAAGCGGCAAAGAACGCAGACAACCTGCGCCCATTGGTGCCTTGCGTTACCGCCATTTCAATCTGGTACTCCCACCATGATGCGCCCCAGTCCTGGATCTGCGACGTGCCGGTAAAGGGTGAGCGTGCCTCGGCCACGGAAGTGACCAGACGCCGCTCAAGTGCGGACACCAGCACCAGTGGCAACACTGCAATTGTCATATCGCCTGACCCCGCCGCCGCCCGTCCGCAACACTTTGCTTGGCGATGCGTGCGATTTCGGGGAGAGCCGCGCGCAGGCGCGCCTCAATCTGTTCGGCCACGCCAATCTGTGCGCCGCGCGCGTCAATTGAGATCGACATGTTTGGTGCGGCACCACCTGCGCCATAGCCCGCCGCCTGCCTGCGGCTTAACACCCGCTCGCCGCGTTGCAAAATCGCGGGCACCTCATCGGGTTTCAGGCCCGCCCAGCCTCCAGCATGCATCCGCGGTGCGGCTGCAAAAGCCAGCGCTGGAACCCTGCGGCTGGTTCCGCCAGTCCCGACCATGCCGCCTGCATGCAAAACCGAGCCAAATACATCTCCACCCCCAAAGACCCCCGACAGCGCGTTGGCGATCGGCCCCAGAACCGCGCGCTTGAACGCCAGCGTGGCCAAATCAGCAAGGATGGAAGACACCAAGGACTTGAAGTCGAACTTGCCGGTGGTGATAAATTGCTTGAACGCAGTTTCCGCTGATTGAAAGCCGCTGACCAAAGTGCTGCCAAGCCCCTTGCCCCAGTCCATCGCCTGCTTGGAATACTCCGCCAAGGATTGTGAGACGGCCGCCCAGCCGGTTTTGGCCACTTCGGCGGTGCTCTTAACCGCCCCACCTGCAGAGCTGGCCGCGCTTGCTGCACCGTCCAAGGCCTCCGCAACGCCTGAGGCCGAGGCCTGTGCCTCATCAAGCGCATCAGCGCCTGCAGCACCACTGCCGCTTACGGCATCTTTGAGCGCCTGCCAACTTGCAAGCGGCGCTGTGGCCCCTGCGGCAAGATCGCTCGCTGCCTGGCGGTAGCTATTTGCGGTCGCAAGCGCGTCAGTGGCAAGGCCGCCCAGACCAAGATCAGGGGCGGTCAGGGGATTTTTGGCAAAGGCGCGCTGGAACGCTTCGGCCGCCGCAGTGCCCGCCTCTGCCGAGGCCCCCGCAAAGGGGTTTGTAATATCACCAAGACTGATTTCGCCAATCTGGCCAAAGGTGGTCTCAATCCCGACGCCTGCCAGCGCATCCCGGATCTTGCCGGTAAAAGCATCAATCCGCCCGAGGGCTCCGTTCAGCATTGCCTCAATGCCGTCGAGCATGCGGTTGGCCGCTGTGAACACCAGATCACCAATCACGCTGGGCAGGCGCGACCAGATCTCTTTCACGGCCAAAAGAGCGCCTTCAAAGGTGTTGGCCGTCGCATTGCCAAACCCCACCACGCTGTCGATCGCGGACGCCATGCCCATGGCCGCATCCGCTTTCAGATCGTAGAACATCGCGGTGGCCGTCGCTCCGGCCGAGCTGGCGGCCATTTTAATGCGGCCCCAGACCTCGACCGCGACGTCCTTCAATAGCCCCATCGCCGCGCCAAAGCCGCCAGCACCTGCAACAAGCCGGGTGAACCAATAGACCAACTCACCCGCCCCCACGATCAGCGCGCCAATGCCTGTGCGGATCAGCGCGCCCCGCACGATGACAAGGGCTGTGGCAAGTCCGCGTACCGACAGCGCCGCTATCGCCATTGTGGCAACCCAGCGTCCGGCAAAGAAGGCCGCAAAGGTTGCCGCATAGGCACCAAGCCGTCCCAGATTGTCAAAAACACCCGCAATCGCTTGGCCCAGCGGTCCCGTGGTTTTGGACACCGCCGCCAGTGCGTTGGCCACCGCCTCAAGGGCCGGGGCCGCAGCCACCGCCAGCTGGTTTGATACACCCCGCCAGATCAGCCCGAGGCGCGACAGCGCATCATTGGTGCGCTCAATCTGATCTGCGTCCTGTTCGGAGACAACAATGCCAAAATCATTCACATCAGCGGTGGCTTGGCGCAGCGTGGCGGTATCAATGCGCGTAAACACCAAGGCTGCGCGGTCGCCAAAGAGCTGTGAGGCGACCGCTGCGCGCTCTGCCTCGGGCACAAACTCCGCCAGCCGGTCCTGGATCAAGGCAATACGCTGATCAAGCGGTAGGCTTTGCAGCGCGCTGACAGACAGACCAAGGCGGTCAAGCGCTTCGACGGCAGGGCCAGCACCTGCCGCTGCCTGGCTCAGACGCCTTGTCAGCTGCACCGTGGCCTGCTCGACATTGCCCATCGAGACGCCAGAGAGATCAGCGGCCCGGTCCAGCACTTGCA